ATGTGTATTAGAGACAGGCTTTAGGTAGATTGTCTTCTGCTCTAAAGACTTCTTTTCTCTGAGCATCAACTCTTTCATCAGCTTTATTTTGAAGATACTTTCTGCTCTGATCAATAGCTTCATCGCCACCTTTAGCTTCTTTAGCTTGTTGTAAAGAATTTTCAAGGTTTTTTCTAGGTTGCTCAAGCTTAGTAATAAGCTCAGGAGATTTACCACCTTCAAGAGCAGAGGATCGAAATTCTCTAAGAACTTGAATTTGACGAGCATTAGCTTCAGGGTTTTGTTCAAGTTTTTGGATCATCAAAGTGATAGTATCTCTGGCATGTTTAACATCGGCGATATCAGGATCACCAAATTTAGTGACAGTTTCTATATTGTTAGCAACATAATCAGCCATGTCACTCATCACACCATTGATCTCTTGACGAGACATATTATCATTAATCTTATTAGAAATTTCTAAAAGATTGCTGACCATTTCTCTTTGAACAGAATCCATATTCTGCCAATCAAAAAGTTTCTTACCTAAGTTCCAACCATAGCCTACAGATTTTGTAGTTCCCTTGGCAACAGAACCAAGAGCAGAGCCTACTATCAATGCATCTTGAATCATATTCAATTTCTGACGAACTCTATTCTCAGAGAAAGAACCATCAGGATTAATACCTAGACCTTTAAATCCAGGTATATTCATCCCAACTAATGTATTGATAGTTTCATTATCCATGGTATAAGCACCACCAGCTTCTGAGCCAGCGAACTTACCAATAAATTTTTTAACAGGCCCAGATTTTTCTAAAGCTTTTTCTGTGAGTTTAGCACCACCAAATCCTCCCGGTGCCCATTCTCCAGCAGTTACTAAGAAATCTCCTACTGGTCCTTTATCTGAACGATACTCTGGAACATTTTCATCAATAGTCTGTGCAGTATCTCTAGGTAATACATCAGAAATACCACCAACAGGATTTAAAATATTTCTCCCTGCTGTTAATGCTATATTACCTAATTTAGAAAGCATACCACCTTCAGGCGAAGCTACAGCGTCAATACCCTCTCTTTGTATATTACTTTCAGCAAGTTTATTAACAACAACTTCTTTACCAGCATTCCATACACCACCAGCAACATCCATTAACCCTTCAACAGGAGAGTCATAACCTTCTTGAAGTTGAGGAGGAACAGGAATTTCTTGGTCTTCATACCTAGAAACCCCATCCCATCCTTTTTCAGTTAAAGGGTGTCTAAGATAAGCTCGCCATACAGCATCAGCATCATCTGCACTCATTCCTTCAAACATATCATTTGTAGGTCTAGGTAATCTTACTGTTTCTTGGCCTTTAGGACCATCTACAGGAGTATTAGCTGATTTTATATCCCACTTTTCTTTAGGTGAATACAAAAGAGAGTCCTCAGGATTAACATTTTCGAACTTAGGTTCTTGAGATATATCCTGAGGTTTAGCTCTATTTTTCCAAGACCTTATAGTACTATCTTCCAGATTATCTTCTGGCGAAGAAACCTTAACTGCTGAATCTCTCCAACCCATTAGTTTTCCTTTTCTTTTGTATAGATATTTCCATCAGGTCCAAGGAATTCAGTTCCTACAGGAAGTTGATCATACCATGCATCTTGTTCTTTTTCAGAACCTGAAGGCATTCTCTGTATATCTTTTGCAGGTTGTGCAGGATTTTTATTAGTTTGAATTTCTTTTTCACTAGGATCAAATTCAACTAAATCACCCGGTTTATAACCATAGGTATCAAAGAATCTCCTAGATTTAGAATTATTATTGATAGCATCAACTTCTTTAACAAGACCACGTTCAGTTCTGGTTAACCAAGATTGAGTATTCTGTTTAACCGAAGAAGCTGTATTACCAATATTTTTATAAAACTGTTCAAATTCTTTTTGAGCAAGCCCGATACCAGTCTGACCTTCTTGAGCAGCCATAAGATATGCAAGTCTACGCTTATTGATTTCAAACAAAGCTTGATTTAATGCTTGTTTCTCAGTGGGACTACCTTGAGGGATTAGATTTCTGATATCATTAGCAGCTTGTTCAAGAGTCTGAACACCATTATAATAATCTTCTTCACCTTTCTCAACAGCATCAATAATCATACCAGTAGATTCAAGTAATCCAGCAGCATTTTTTACCAAATTACTAGTAGTTGCAGAAAGAGTACCGCCCCAACCGGCCACATCAGGATCAACATCTAGTATTTCATGAATTTCCTGAATAACCTCTTTAGACTGATTATATTTAACAACCTTTTCCTGAGTTTTAAGAGCAGGTTCTTTAAACTTATCTTCGATGTCTTCAATGAGTTTAACTTCAGCAGGGGATTGAAGTCTGTATTTTGAACCTTCAGGAACTTGGTCCATAGGCATAGTCTTTTTGCCTTCAGGAGTATCAACAACAGCAATACCCATTCCTTGCGGAGGAATATCACCCCTAAGTTCAAGATTAGTTCTTATGTCTCTGGCTCTATTTTCATCTTCAACTCTTCTTTGCTGTTCTAAAGCTCTATTAGCCCATTCAACTTGTTCAGGAGTTGAGTTAGGGTCATTTATAACAGAGACATATTCAGCAACAGAATTAGGACGATTAGTACTTTCAGAAACGGTTGCCCTCTTAAGTTCTTGTAATTGATTAGTATAGAAAGCTTCAAGTTCAGGATTATTGTCTCTACGGGCTTCAGCTATACCTCTTACAAGATCAGCAACACTAGAAGGACCCTCAGTAATTTTACCTTGTTTTCTAGGAAGTTTCCAACGAATATCAAGATTTCTGGACTTCTTTGAATTATCATCATTAGGGTTGAACTGAGAAATTTCTCTAACTTTATCTTCTCTTAATCCAGTACCAGAAGAAATCTTTTTGATGAACTCTTCTTGATTAGGATTATCAGCCATTGGGTCATTACCAAATACTTGACTAGTTTGAGTATTGGCATTATTAGTAGGTTGCTGCTCAGGTTTCTGTTCCTGAGGTTCGATGATATCTTCTATCTCTGCTCCATTTTCATACATTTGCATGATTTGCTGAGGTGTATAATCAGCAGAAAGAAGACTATGAACTGCACGAGAATCATAACCAGTTACTTGAGCAATAGTCTCAGAGTCTCTAACTCTTTTAGCATCTTCTCTTTCCTTCTCTCGCATAAGTTTTTGATTTTCAGAGAAGGTATTATAATACATCTTAAAAGCGTCTTGCTTTTCTTCATACTGACGTTGTTTCTCTCTTTCCTCAGACTGAAATCTACGATCTCTCGCATTTTCATAACTTTTAGAAAAAGCATTACCAAATCCTGCCATAAAACCTTTCATTAAGAAATAGCCTCCTGTACATTAGTTTGGTTGTTTTCTGGGTCGAGAGATTGTTCTTGCATCATATCTTTACCTATATTCATGAAACCACCACGTCCTTCCTGAGGAACTGTAGGTGTAGCTGTCTCTTTTTCCATTTGTTCACCAACACTACGAACAGCATTGACCCTATTGGCCATTTCGAAATAATGTTTAGACATGATCTTATAGTTCTTATCAAGACCAGTTTTGTACTTAACACCATAAGTCTCAGCCATAATCATGATGATATGACAAATAGGACCAGCAAGAAGAATTGCATAGTCAGGGGTCCATTTTCCTGCTCCAATACCTTGCATAGCTATGATACCAGCAATAGAAACAACAGGAACTCCAATTTCTAACATAGTTATGATGTTAAAACAAAGAGGTTCGCTCATGACTTTACGAGCAATAGCTTCAATAGCTTGGTCTAAATCTGTGAACTGAGGTGGACGATGCCAAGCGTAATTCTTGGTATCTGAGGTATAGTTCTCCCCAGGAATAGGACCTTCAAATAAACTTGGCATTGCCATTATTTAGAACCTTTCTTATTAGGATTATTCTCTTTTGCTTCTTCAAGAATTTTATCAAGATATTCCTTGGTATATTTTCTGTCTGGATTAAGTTTAGAAAACTCTTTCATTTCAAAATCATTACTAAAATAACTTCTAGCAGATTTCTTAAATAATCCATTAAATGTATCTGATCTTTCAGCCACTAGTTAAACTCCATTTAGAAAAAGTCCCAATCAAAATCTTTGAAGAATGATTCTGCACCTGCACCAATAATAGTACCAAATATACTACCAAGACCTTGGTTATCTGCAAGATCAGCTTGTATATCACCTTGAAGTTGAGCAAGAGCAATACGTGCATTTCTCTCAAGTGCATTCTCAGAAGATTGCCATGCATAATTAAGTAATTGATCAGTACGATCCCATACTCTATTAAGTGCTTCTTGAGAAAGATCAAATTGATTTTTAACATCAAGGGCAGCAGCATCGAATTGCATCTGAGCATTTGTTAATGTAACAGTCTGTCTCCAACGAGCATTGGCAAGATCAACATTATACTGCATAGTCTTATAGAACTGATCCTGTTGCATTTCCAAATTTGCATTAAACATTTTAACAGAGTTAATCTGAGCAGCATTAAACTGAGAGGTTTGAGTCAGCATTTGAGCGTTAGCAATATTAACTTGGTTTGCTTGAGCAGCATTAAACTGTTTCATCCCATTAATCTGAGATGTATTATACATATTTATGTTTGAATTTAATTCATCATAGAATCTATTCTGTTCATTAGTGCTCTGAGCAGTAAATAACCTCTGGGTGTTAATTGCTTTAGCATCTTCAAGAATGCTCTGAACTCTTGCTTGAGTATTAATAATCTCTGCCTGTTGAGCATTAGCAAGGTTCTGTAAATCCATTTGTAAGAAAGCTTTACTATTTTCAACAGCAGCAAGCATTCTATTGTCTAAGTTAGTAAGTTCAAACTTGGCAAGAACGTTAGCTTTGTTTAAAATACTAGCTTGTTTATTATTTAGATTTTGAAGAGTTAAAGTAGTGTATAATTGAGCATCTTGCTGAGCAATAGGCAGAGAAGCTTCAAGAAGGGCTTGAGCCATTGCAGCGGTTGCAGCAGTACCAGTCATTCCATTGAAAGCAGCAATACGACCAACAGAACGTGCAGTTGCAGCAGCCCATGCAGGAACCCGAGGTTCACCATTAGGTCCAGTAAACTCCTCTTGAAGAAGCTGTAACTGACCTCTCATAGTAGCTCTATCGTCTACTTCATCAAGATTTTGCTCAGCCCAATCATTAAGAGCCTGTCCTGCCCAATTGGTAGTACCGTCTTTATTAACCCCTGTATATAGCCCTTCAACATCATATTGTTCAGGAGTAATCAAATGATTAGGGTTAATTTCACCTTGTACAGCAGTCATTTGACCATTTTGCATAACATCGTCAAAGGTAGTCTGAGCATTATAAGTTGCTACAGGTTTAGCTGAAACGTTATTAGCAGTAACTGCATCACCAGCAGATTGGAATTGAGCTTGAGCAGCAGTTGCAGTAGAAGCAGTAACAGGAGCAACAGTGCTCCGTTGAGGTGCCGTTATACTAGTCCCTGCTGTACTAGGATTAATATAAGGTACTTGGGAGCTTAAAGTACTTTTATAAATGGAAGTAGGATTATCTATAACACTCTGAGGGCTATAAGAACCATCAGTAGTTTTAGTACCAGTTCCTGTATCAGTACTAGACTGACTTTTGATTTGATTTAGATTATACTGTAACTGATCAACATATCTAGTATTAGAAAGCACTGAATTAATTTCAGCTTGAGTAGGCTGTCTACCAAGAATTGCTTGAAATTGATCTTTAACTAATTGATCATTAATAACAGTTCTTTTACCATCAGCAGGAGTAGTATCAATTACTTGAGAATACGTCCCTTTCATTGCAGCATCAGTAGGACTAGTTAATGCTGTTTCAACAGCTTTTGGTTTTTCTACTGTAGTAGCTGCCTGAGTAATAGGAGAAACTACTGAAGTGGTTGTAGTTTTTAATTTAGGGTTTTTTTCAAGTCCACTATCACCAGCCATATTACACCTTTATAAATAATACTTTGATATGATCCCAAAGTATAAACATTGAGATAGCTCCTGAAACTACTGCCCAAACCCAAAGACTTTTTAACTTTGATGTCAAATAATTATAAGCCTCTCGTTCTTTTATAATTTCTTTTAGGACTTCATAATCTTCTTTTGGAAGTCTTACTGTAATAAATTCATCTTCTGTCATTTAGACCTCTTCTTAACTATTGAATCTATGAAGTATCCACCAAGAATAATAAAGAAGATATTCCAAAGGTTCTGAGATAAATCATCAGTTATACCCCACTCAAGTACTTTATCCCATAGAAGTAATTTCCAGAGATAAAGAATAAATGGAGTGGCAAAAGCTACTCTGATAAATCTTTCAAAAGGGTCAGACTGTGCTGCTAAAATAATTGATTTTCTAGACTCAAGAAGACTTATCCTCTCTTCGGCTGCTATCCTTTCGGAATCATTCTGAGCATTAAGTTTTGCTTCATAAGCTTTTCGAAGATCATTTGAAACTTGAGTTAAAGGGCCAGACAGTAAAGAGAGAATAAATTTAAGCATCTATTCCTCCATAGACTTATTAGGAACAAGCCAAGTAATAAAAGATGTTATAACACTAAAGATTATCATGACTTGAGTTTCATCTAAAGGGATTTCTATTCCATAATGAGCATTTAAGAAATAAATACCAGCCATTACTAGTGGAACAAAAGCTTTATTATATTGTGCTAACCACCTAATCATTTCTTTGCTCCAAATATAGATGCTATTAAATCGAATATAAATGACCATATAGAGGTTTTAGACTTAGATGGCATCTGAGTACCGGGATCATCAGGAAGCTTCTCTACGGGCTTCTCTGTGACTTTAAGGGCATATCCAGCAGCCTTAAGGGCCTTCTCGAATACAATCGCATATTGACCTATCATTACTTGTTTATCAGTACCATTTATGATACGTCTTGCATTAGTAAACTCTCTTAAGTCTTCTTTATCATCTTCATCTATGTTATCGATATAATCTTTGAGGGATTTACCAGTAAACCACCCTTCTTGCATACCTACGAATAAAATAACAATTGCATATTCAGGTTTCTTGACAAGATCAGGATTTTTAACGAAATCAACTTTAATTCCTAAAACTTTATTGAAATAATCAGTTGCTTTCTTATAATTAACTTCCCATGTTAATTGAACATACCCTCTACCTATATAAGGCCAATATTTCTTACCTTTAAGATAAGCTTGAGAACCATATTCAGTTACAGGTTGCATAGTATGAGCAGTTTCATGGAATACAGTAGCTAAGATATATGCAAGATAGTGAAGAGGGATATTTAACTTTTCCGCTTGATCTAAAATATAATCAAAACCTTTTATATTAGTTTCTGTAAGAGTAAATGTATCTCTAATATTGTCATAAAATTTCTTTTTATCCATGATTTTTCCTTAAAAAGCTAATAACATAGAGCCATCTAAAGGAATGCTTTCTATGACTTCATAAATTACACGAACTTCAAAGTAATCGATTCCACAAGTAATTGGACTTGAATCGGTATTTAAAGGGATGGGGGCTATTCCATAACCAAACTCTAAACTATTAATTTTATTTGCATTCCAAGAAATAGGTATAGTAGTTCCATAATAATTACTATGAAGATCATTTTCTGTATTAATTTCTTGTACTAATTTACTATTCTCTGTCCATAAAACATCAGAATTATTAACAGGGTCACTAAATGCGTATTGAATATTTGCATTATCTGTTACTAAATTAGTAATTTGTGTAGCATTATCTGTAACAAATAGCCTACTAGTAGTCACACCCCTTGATGGAAAATTATAAGCACTGGCTATTCTTTGAGTTCGACTTTGAAAACCCCTAATAATAACATCAGTTGGTATAGTAAAACCAAAATTATAACCTATAGCCATATAAGAATAACTTTGTTGATCCTCATTAGGCCATCCTGTAGTAGCAAAATTACCATCTTGAGTCAACATTGCAGATAAATTAGACCATGTTGGTGAGTTAACTGTTAATCCAGCATTTTCATGAGCAGCAACCTGTCTTATTGATTTGGGTTTAGTCCAAGAAGTATAACTAAGTGCCATTTGAGTCCTTAAGCAATATTTTTAACTTGAGATACAACTAAAGCTTTACCAATACCAGAATGATATATTGCTCCAATAACATCAGTTGTACCAGAAGTAGTTGGTGTTAAGAAAAAACCTGCTGGAAAAGCAAAACTACTTGAGCTAAGAGTTAATTGTCTATTTGATCCTACAGCAGTAAACATAATTATAAACTTTTGTCCAGTAAGAGGAACATCTCCAATACTTAAAGTTCTATTTCCAGTTGCTATAAGATAAACAATATTTGCTTGAGCAGATAAAAATGAAGTATTAGAAGTATCAGGGGCAATAACACTTGACTCGATCATCCCCCCAGGAAATATAAAACCAGAGGGTATAGAAATTGTAGGATTACCTGAAACCCCATTACCATTAGTCACAGTAATTTGATTTGATGTCCCTGTAATAGTTCTCGCAGAAATTGTATCAGTATTAGTTCTTGTTATAATCCCATTAGTAGATAAAGAACCTAAAGAATTTAATTGCGGATTAAATGCTTGAACATCCACTCCAATTTCTAAATTAACCCCTGCTTTAAAAGAAGCTTCATCAGAATAACTACCTAACGCTCTTCCATAAGAAGTAAGATCGTAAGTAGACGTTGTTTTTACCCCAGAAAGATAAATACCTTTGTTTGCAGAAGTTTCAAGAGAAGAAAGACTATCTAAAATATCATCTTGTTTTTGTGCTTCTAGTGCTTCTCTAGAACTTTCGGGATTAGTACCACCAGTACCACCTCTATTTTGAGGGAGAATTCCTGTAGTACCAATAGCAAGATTAATCGGTGGAGAATCCCCGGATGACCCACTATGAGTATGCCCTGTAGTTCCAGAAAAAGCATCTTGAAGTTTATTTAATTCTCTATTAATGGGTTCAGCTTTAACAACCTCGCCTGGGAGTATTTCAGTAGTTGATTGTCGAATATATCCTGTCATTTAGTCTCTTCCTTGCTGAGCTAATTCTAAAACATGTCCTAAAATAGTATAGGGTGGGTTTGTCCCAGAGGTTACAAAAGTAATCTGAACACTAAAAAATGATCCTTGAATATATGAAGTTAAAATACTCTCTGGGGCAATAGCATAAATACTAGTAACAGAATCATAAATTGTATTTAAATCATCGTATTGTAAACCAGTAGTAGTTTGTTGGACATTGTAATTACTGGGATTTTGAACATTTTTTAATTCCCAATCATATACTACACCTATATCTATATTAATATCCCCTTCTAGACGAACAAAAGTATTTAATTTATGGAATACTTTTCGCATTCTAGTATCACCAAAATCTAAGAATGGTGTAGTATATATAGCAATGATATCTCTCCCAGCAAAAGAATTTCCAACTTCTTGTTGATAAACTTTACCATCATAATCTCCATGAAGGATTATTTCCTCATGATTAATATAACCAGACCAACAACAAGAAGCTCTAATACCAAGAGTTTCAGAAAATTCCCAAGGGGTTTCCTTATTAGGCCTAAATGACCCTAAGAGTCCTTTACTAGATTCTACAGGAATAGTTTCATTATCAAAAAAATATCTAAATTGACTTTTTCCTCTTATAACAACTCCTGAAATAAATATTGGATCATATGTGTTATTTACATCGATTATATAACTTTGTATAGAATTAGAAATACTATCAATCTCTACATCATTAATTTTCATGGTACCAGCAATAGGTCTAATACCATCTGGAGATAGAAAAATAAGACTTCCTGCTAACTCAAGAACACTATCTTTTGCCATACACCCTATATTATTAGTAACATCATTTAATAAAAAAGGAGCTTCTGTATTACCGACAACGATTTTTTTTATTTTTTCTCTACTAAAAACAAATAATTCATCTCGGAAAGGTTTAATTTGCAATACTTCAATACCAGAAGTAATTTGCCCCCCACCACCAGAAGCCGTCCAATTCATTGCATCATTTGGAGCCGAGTGACATATAATATTAGGATATTCATGATCTCCAGATAAAAATATATGATTTTTAAATAAAGAAATAACCGAAGGTTTGTCGATTACTTGATCTCCACCAGCAGTTGAAGTCCCATTTCCATCTGAAGTTATCTCTGACCAATCAGTTCCATCATACATTAATGCTGGATTTACACCGTCTACAAAAATAATCCGATCTTTATCACCGAAATTAAAAACTTCAGATCGAACTCTTCTTACAATAGCTTGACCATCAGATGTGTCTCTTTCTACTCCCGTTGTTAATTTAGTCCACCCAGGATTATCCCATTCATAAAACTCATAAGTATCAGTTAATTTTTGTTTTCTAGTTACTATAATTTTATTATTATACCCAGATATACTTAAAATAGGACCTTCAGCGTTATCTTCATCAACCTCTTCATCTAATTCAACATAGCCATTAATTCTACGATAACCACCATAAACACTAGTTTCATAATTAACAAGTTTAGTTGCTGCTCCGGGGTTTACTAAAGAAAGCTCTAAGTAGTTTTCAGCACTATTTAACCCACCTTTAGAAATAATTCTATATGGTAAAATTCCATCATTAGGGGTATTAGTAACCATATTTTCTTCCTACTCTAGTGTCAGTAGCTTGTTTAGGATGTTCCATTAATGTTAATCTCATATCTTTAAGCCCATCATTGAATTTTTGTTTTGACAGAGCAGTTCTTGTTTCATTATCTCTAAAAAGATACATATGATATAAAGCTCCAGCTAAAATAACATAATCAAATCTTTGAGGAATTAAAGTTTGATCTCCGTGAGCATTAAGATCATATGGATTAATCCAATATCTATATTTTAAGGTATATTCTTTATCTGGGACTGGAGAAACAACATAGCCTGTGCCATGAGTTTGAGCTACATAGTATGGGATATTATTTCCTTCTCCCCGAGCTATACTATCCCAATCATTATCTTTAAGTCGAGAATAAAACTCATCTCTATTAATACAAGTTAATTTTGTTGATCTTATACCTAAAAGATCATCATATTGAATTTCGAAAGAGTTCCAATCAGCTTGTATAAATCTATTAGGCCATGGATATTCAGAAACATTAACCGATAAAACTTGAGTATGTTCGAAAGCTGTTTGATCTAAAACAGGGATTTTAGAATGTATTTCTCTGATACTATCAACAATAGCATCTTTAACTGTTGATTGTAGTCCTATAACAGTGTTAAAATTATTCTCTGTGAGTTCAACTTCATTCAATCTACGAAGAAGTCTATTAGTAAGTTGTATAAAAGTACTTCCCATTAGTTACTCTCTCCATAAATTTTATTTTTATTAAGTGTTGATAATCCGTAAATATTATTACTATATATTGGAACAGTGGTTAAACTATTTCCTGCTGTACTAAATATAACAATAGTTCCATCACTTATTATATCTTTAACATCTTCTAATTTAGCGCTATAAGAAAAAACTAAATTAATTGAACTTGATACAATACCTTCTGCTATTAATTCAGGTGTACTATAAAAAGAAAAAATAGTACTAGCAATCATCTCTCCTGATGAAATTGCAGCAGAAGTAGATGCAAAATTAATCAGAGAAGTTCCAATTAAATTCCCCTCTCCGACGATATTTCCAGAAGAAGTAAATACTATAGTAGAATTAGCAGAAGAATAACCCTCTAGATCAAAAATACCCGAATCAAAAATATTAGGATCAAATATTCCAACCATTTAGTTTATCCTTTCAATTTCCAATGAGTACCGTTGTCCGTTGGAGATTTTGGCGTAGAGCATTGTTGCACCTATCGGAAGCTGGCAGCGATCATCATGAAGTTTGAGGCGTTCGAAGCATCCGCGCTCACCGAGACATTGCCGCCCGCTGCTGAATTGAGTGATGCGCCGGACGCGTAGGAGGAAGCATCAACCGACAGGCCGTCGAAATCCTCACTCGCGCCAGTCCATCCGAAGGTGATCGAAGTCGGAATAAGGTAAGATGAGTATGCCGCTGCGATGAGGACGCCACCAGCCGAGACAGTGCTCGTCACGGACGCAGCGTCGGTTGTGGTCGTGTCTGTATCGGTCGGCGTTGTGCTTTGCAGGCCGGTCACAGCCCATGTCGCTACGCCGATGTTTGCCGCGTTGGTCCATGCAACGGAAATGTTTGCCGTGGTACCGCTGGCTATGGGTGAGTTGGTGCGCCAGAACGACAGATGATTGCTACCGGAATTTACATCCGTCCCGATCTGTGTGCATGAGACGCCAGCGACTGTCACGGCGGAAGCATCGGCCTGAGTGCCATTGGTTCGCAGCGCAACCGCGACGACCACGTACCGATCCGCAGCAGCCGTGCCGATGGCGACATTGGAGAACGCCTGAGGTGAGCTTGATGCAGCCGCAGCCGTATTACCGGCATAAGCGACGTTGGCAACTGAAGCAGCGCTCTGCATAAATGGGAGTGTTGTTATTAACATCAAAGTTCACTCGCAGCAGTAAAGAACGCATCAATCTGGCCTTCGGAAAAGCCGAGCGCGGCAAAGCCCGCCTGCATCATGGGCTCAGTTCGGACAAACGTGCCGCTGTTTTCGAATGCAACCTGAGCGGCGCGGCTCTGCGTGCTGATCCATGCCTCAACGTCATCGAGCAGAGTTTCACCCTTGCCTATCGCTGGGAAGGCGAGAAGTTGGAGTTTGAACTGCCGCGAGGTTACGCGATCAGGAACGGGCGGAGGCGGAATGTCCTCGACGTCATAGGTCTCAATAACAATTTTATTTTCTATACTATATGAAGGACTACCGATAATTTTTTTATTTTCTGGTACTTGAAATTCTTGAACTTCTTCTATAGAATAAATACCATTAGACCATCCTTTAGAGATAGGTGATAAAGAAGCCCCATTCGGAAGATCATATCTTATCGTAAGTTCTTTTTGGTTCTCTTCAATATCCCAAACTTTATATACAATATTATGATCAATTAATGCAATCTTCATAAATAACCTTTCTTATTATTGTAAAGCTTGAACTATTAACAAAGAACCACCATCTCCAACAGAAACATGACACCTAAATTTATGGCCATTTGTTGTAGTAAAACTATCCCCCGAAACTTTAGTGAACCCAGAAGTAGTAATTGCTCCAGCACTTCCATTATTAGTAATGTCTACTAAACAAGCACCTGTTATAACCCCTGGAGCAAGAGTATGAGCGCCGCCATTAGTATAGTGTTGTAAAGAACAATCACCAACATCTAAAGTCCTAGTTCCAGAAGAAGTTGTCCCTAAAGATTTTGAAGTTACTGTAGCTCCACCAGTTACAGCAACATTTTCTGTTCCAAAAGCTTTAGATGATAAATAATTAGTCCATAAATTTGAAAATGTTACTTTCTTAGTAGCATTACTCGCTGCACTATCAGCAATAGCAATCATATCAGCATCTACAGGAGTTGTTTTTCCAGTTCCACCGTTTATAAGAGAACCGAGTGCAGACCAAATACTAGTTTTAAGATTAGCTAATGTTAATTTTTTAAGGGTGTTTGATGCTTCACTATCAATAAGCGCTAGACTATCAGCATCTACAGGAGTTGTTTTTCCAGATGTTCCATTAATTGAAGAAGCAATATTAGTTGCATCAGTTACATCAGCATTTGACTCAATTCCATCTAACTTATTTTTAAGGGTTGATGTAAGATGCTTATTAGTAGTTCCTTCAGTTATATCATCAAGATCATCTGAAGCCTTTATAAAAGCACCGGCAGCAGCCACATTAGTTGCATCAGTTACATCAGCATTTGACTCAATTCCAGCTAACTTATCTTTCTCTGTACCAGTAAATACTTTATTAGTAGTCCCATCTTCTAAATTATCAGCACTAAGAGTACCACTGACAGTATGATTAGCATTCCATTCTTCTTTATGTACTTCTCCACTACCAGAATTTGTTCCTGTAGCGACGTGAGAATGAGAAATCGTTAGTGCCATTTTAAATTCCTAATTAATCAATATTAATAGTTAAGTTACTAGCAGCAAACCTTGGGGCTACACCGTTACTCACATTTAATGGGGAAGCTAGTTCACCTTTTATTAACAAAGTTCCAGTAGAAGAAGAAGCAAGCCCAATTCCGAAGTGTGTAATTGTTGAAGAACCGCCATCACATTGTGGGAAAGCTATTTCTCCAACATTTGTAACAGAATTAGATGATACAGTCCACCCACCTGAAGTTCTAGCTACTGCGACTCTAGCATATGATCCGTATGAAGTTTCATTGGAAGATTGATCCCCACCTTCTCCTGGATCAGACGTATGAAGTGAGACATACAAATTAGTAGCAGGACTGGATGCCGTATTATCAGCAATATTAGTAATAGTAGTTCCATTGAAGATTAGCTCCAAAAGATCAGTTTCAAAAGCATTTGTTGCACTCATTTATTATTCCTTAAGATGACGCTACAATTTTAAAAGCTTTAAGAGCTGTCAAAATTGAATTGATTTTAGTGCCTAATGCATTTAGAGCAGCTTCGACTTCTGTATCAGAAAATGTAGCATTTAATGCATGAGCAACTGAAGCATTTGTAATATTTGCGGCTGTAGTTCCAATAGCAATAGTACCACCATCTGTAATAGCATCCAATGCAGTTAGTTCTGGAACAATAGAACCTGTCTTTGATGCATCTACAATTTTATCAGCAAGGGAAAGATTTGGCATAGTATACTATCCTTATAAAGGAGTCTCCCCTCAGATTTTACTCTAAGGGGAGATTAATTTAATTAATTACGTACCAAGCTGGACAATACCAGGCTTCTTCTGCTTATTAGAGCAATCAGCAAGCCAAGCAAAGACACGAACCTTACCACCCGTAACAGTACCCGTCTGCGTAGCAAACAGGATATCAAGGGTGTCAGCAGTCGTGACAAAAGTAGCCGGAGTAATGGCAGCCGAAGCAACCGTTGCATAGGAGTTTACTGCCGCAGCATCAAAATCCCAACCATCAACAAATGCATCTACATCACCACCAGTGATACCAAAATCAAAAGTAAGATCAGTCGAAGAGCCTGTAAATGCAGAAATCTTCTGAAGACCAGCAAACGTTACCTGAGTACCAGCAGGAACCGAAATAGTCTCGATGATGTCGCCCTGAGCAAGAGCAGAACCCTTAGCAGTAACTGCATCAGCGAGATCAACAATCAGTTCTACGTAGTGAACAGCACGCTCACCACCACGGCTCATATCAAGAGTACCGTCTTTATTAAGCGTAGAAATAGTAGCCATAAAAAATTCTCCTTATAATTAGAAGTTCACGTTATAAATAGCGCGAATAAGGCCTTCGGGACGGAGGATTTTCAAATATGTTCAATAGAGGTCGTTAATCTCTACCCGCTTTCGCAGCTATATGTTTCCATATAGTTCAGACTATATCAAAACCCTTAAAGGGTCCTTTCCATTTCCCCTCACTTGAGGGTACTTCCTTGCGGAATAGTCGTTACACCTTCAATTAACTTAAGTTAAAAGTTTGGCTCGGTATTGTCATAGGACCGTCCAAATCCCTTAGAGTTTCACCGAATTAGAAAAGTTTCGACATTAAATTACTTTAATGAAGCGCATTAGAAGTTTAGAAATTAACGTTATAGATTGCTCTAATTAATCCTTCACTTCTAAGGATTTTACGACCATAGACCTGAAGACCACGAGTGATATCAGCAAAGCTGTTAGTATCACGATAGGTTTCAGTCTTAGTAAGCATCTGAGCCGTAGCACAAGCACTCTTCACACCAGCAACAATAACACCGTAGTTAGCCGAAGAGCCATTGTCATCAATAGTACCCGGACCAGTACCAAGGTACGGAAGAGAATTACTCTTATACACTGAGAAGCCACGAAGCGTACCAGCAATAAGCTTACCATTCGTAAGCTGATCAGCACCCGGATTATAATCATTGTTAATCAGCTTGGAATTCTCATCCGTCAGCTTCTCAACAAAAACAGGATCGATCACGATAAAGCGACCTTCCTCAGGAACATTAAGCTCATCGAGTCTACGAACCATACGGTTAATAAGCTCAAGCGGGGTAACATCGTAAGTACCCTTAGTACCTACAACGATAGAGTCCGAAGTAGAACCACCACTAACAAACGAAGCACGAGTCAGCTTGTTAGCAGCCAGAAGCTCGTCACTATCCGCAGTCGTCCAAGCCTTCGTACCAACCGAAGTAGTACGAGCAGCCCAAGAGACCGAAGACGGAGTATCAGTACGCTCGAAGCCAGACATATAGCCAAGGATATCCGCATCATAGCGTTCCTTAAGTCTATAACCAGCACGGTCAGCAGCCATATCCATCCAATCAACATGCGACTGCATCTTTTCGATGTCATCAATCTTGAAATTGAACGAATTAGCACGATCAACCGTCAGAATAAAGTCTTCATCCTGAAGGTCTTGAGCCACAAGCTGCGAACCACGAGCATACGGAGTAACCACAATTTCCAAATATGTTATCACACAGTTGTTTATACTGTGTTTCAATAAGTTTCCTTATTGTTCAGACTATATCTTCATCCTTTATTTCTAAAGGAGCCAAGCACTCTTGGGTTATATCTATTTTATATTTCATACTTTTATGAATATACGGTTTAATAATTGAAATGAATTTATGAGAATTTTTAGTATTTAATCTTACAGAAAAACGATTTGATCTTTTATCACAATCAAATTTAATATCAATATCATATTTTTCTTTAAACCAATCTCTAATAATATTAATTTCATCTAAAGAACAATATGTTGCTATACGAATCATACAACCACAAATTTTATTTTGTTTATTTCGACAAATAGTTCCAGAACCATCATCCATAAACCAAAGAGCAAGTCCTTGATCAGTCAAATAATCTAAACATTGTTTAGTAAATACTTTTTCTCCAAATGGATATAAAACTCTGTGCATTTGTTTAAAATATTTATTTGTTTTAGTTGTTTGAAAA